GAGGACGGCTGAAGGTTCGCTTGCGCGTCCTGGAAGCTCGCCGAACGGCCCTGAAGGTCCGCGTACGAGAGCGGCAACTTCATGCTGTCGCCGGTGAACTCGGTCTGCTTTGAAAGAAGGCCGAGAAGTGGGTTGTTCTTGAGCGCGAGGTCTTGAAGCTCTTTGGAGTACCAAAGAGTCTTCAGCATTGGTGCGAAAGACGTATTATTCAGATTCGGCATGACTTACTCCGTGCCTATTCCAACATGTCGAGGATGCGTTTCCGCGCCTCGGCAAGGGACATAGACGTGTTTTCTGGAGGTTCTGCTCTCGCAGTCCCCGTTAGCGTGTTTGAAAGGGTTGATGGTCTAGATGCGACCTTCACCGATGTCGCCAACTGGGGGTTCGCCGAACGGAAGTACTTGGTGGACGCTGCTTTTTGAAGCTCAGCGGCCAAAGTCTGCTCAAGAGTATCGGCCGCCTGCTCCATCGTCAATACTTCCGGCTGGCCGGCTTCGGCCGTCGCCTTGTAGTGAGCAATCTGGAGTTCGACCACCTTGTCCTCGTAGCCGTACGCCTTGATGGCGTCGTACCTGTCGCCGCCGGCAGCGATGACCTCGCGAGCCTTGGCCCCGAGTTGCTGCATCGCGTACGACTCTTCTTGCTGAACGCGGCGATATTCAAGCTCCTGCTCACGCTTCGCGAGCGACGCCTTGAGCTGCTCAATCTCAGACAGAGCCTGCTCGGCCTTGTCCGGCTCGGGTTTGGCGTTCTTGAACTTCGCTTCCGTGATGAAGCGGTAGTCGATGCCGAGAGCCGCGAGAAGCTCGTCGGGGTCCACTTCGCCAGACTTCACCCTAAGCGCCTTGTCGAGAATCTCTTGCGCGCGCTGCGACTTCTCGCCGGCTTCCTTGATAGCCCGCTTGGCTTCCGCCTCCCGCTTGATGGCGTTCGCGATGGCCTTGGCCGCACGCGGCTCTTCCGCCTTCGGCTCCTCGGCCGGCTTCTCGGGAGTGGTAATATTTCCACTTTCCGGTTCGTCGTCGGGGAGCGCATCCATCATCTGCTGACGGATTTCGGCGAGAGATAGCCCTTCTTGGGCGCTTTCGGTCTCGGGGGCTGCGGTTTCTGTGGAGGGTGCTGATTCGTTTTCGTTCATGCCATGGTTCCTTGTGGCAACGCCGCCATATCCTGCTGCGGCATCATCTGGTCCTCAGGGCGGCTGCGTAGCTGCTCGGCTCCTGGGGCGTTTTGCTGTAGCTGCTGCATTTGGACCGCTTCGGCCTCTTGCTTCATCGCTACGGCGTCGAGAATGTACTGTTCGAGCATGGCGAGCTTCTCTTCGGAAGCGCCGTTGACCGCCTCGCGCTGGTACACCTTCTGGGTACGCGAGATGGTGAGGTTGATGTCCTGAATGCCGTCTGGTGGGACATATTCGGCACCGTCCAGCATGTTGGAAATGCGCCAGTCGATGTAGTCGATGGGCGCGAAGTCGATGCTGTCCTCGGCGTCGAGGTCGGGGAAGTCGAGGAGACGGCGTCCGATGGTCGGGTCGAGAAGCCCCGCCTGCATCAGCTCTTGGATGTCTTCCATGCGAGCGGCTGGCGTGCGCGAGAGGTTTGAGATGGGGAACATCTGCATGACGTAGGCGTCCTCGGAGAGGTCGATGTCGTGAATGTCCACCTTGCGCGGCGTATGACGGTCGCGCGTCATGACGACGCCCTCTAGCGGTTCGCCGGCTTCGATGGCTTCCTTGGCTTCGGCGACCATCTTCTTGGCGAGTTCCATGATGGAAGCCTCGAAAGCGCGGGCGAGCGTCATGAGGCGGTCCGACTGAATGTCGCTAAGGACACGCATGCCGCGTCCCGATTCGACGCCGGCCGGCTTGATACCGGCTGCGCTCATCTCGTTTGCGCCTTCTTGCACGTACGCGCGCTCTACGTACCAATCCAGTTGCCGGAAGACCTCGGGATGCACGGTTTGCGGCGTTTGGGTGATGGGCGTAGCTCCTCGGTAGGTGAGGATGTTGGCCACCTGGTTCGTCATGTGTTGCTTGACGATTTTCGAGCCCTCTTCGATGTACACCGTGGGCTTGGCAAGGAGGCGGAACGACTCCTGGATGACCATGAGGATGCGGTTGATTTCGAGCTGAAGGCTCGTGAGACGTTCGGATGCGCCGATGCCCCAAAAGCCGACGACGGGATTCGACCAGTGGAAGAACACGAACGGGAAGTCTTGCCGCGTCCAGGCGTCGTTTCCTGGGTTCAGTTGCTTGCCCTCAATCGCGATGATGTGACGACCGTCGTCCGCGTCCTCGCTTGACGGCAGATGCCACGCTTCCACGACTTCGACCATGCGCGTATTGGCGTCGGTTTGCGTAGGCCGGTCCGTGATGTTCTCGGGGGCTTCCTCAATCACCTCGCGCGACTCGGGGAAAGCCGCCATGAGCACGTGCTTTTCCACCATCTTCGTGCGGTAGAGAATGCGCGGGTTGCCGTACATGGCGTCTACGGGGTCTACGTAGATTTCGCTCGGGAAGACGCGCTCGATGCGTACTTTGCCGTCGAGGCGGAAGGTGTGAAGGATGCCGGTGCCGAAGATGGCCGCGTCACGGAAGAAGTCGGGCGACGTGTCGTAGACGCCCGCTTCGTAGAACGAACCCTCAATCCAGGCGCCTAGGTCCTTGGCTGCCTGCCGGTCGTTCCAGTCCCCTTGGTTCGTGAGAATCATGGGAATCGGGCGGTCTTTGCCAATCTTCGCCGACAAGGTGTCGATGACCGACTGAATGACGTTGAGGCGCACGCGCTCGTCGTCAAAAGCGTTGAACGCCACGTCCCGCGAATAGGGCATGGAGTTGCCCGTGGGGACGAGGCCCGCGAACGCACGCCCCGCGTAGAGACGCAGGTTGATGAGGTTACGGTCCTGCCTCCATTGCTCCGTGTCTTTGACGACACGAACCGACGAAATGAGCGCATTGGTGCGCTCGTCTTCATCCGTAATGGTCCACCAGGGGTCTTGGTTGGCAGTCGCTTGCATGTCTTATCCCGACGAGTGAAAGAGAACACGCATCCGGTCTTCGGCCTCACGAGCCTCTCGTTCGGTGCGTTCAAAGTCCGTTTCCGTGCTTACGGGAGGTTCGTACGAAAGGGGAGACGGAGCAAGCGGCTTGAGCCGAATGGAAATATTACCACTCGTCAGTTGCTCGATGCCGTGCTCGCGGGCGCATGCCGCTAGCTGAGCAATCCATCGAAGTAGTCGCTCTTCTTCCTTTGGGCCTCGTCGTGGTCCTCCCACATCCTCTTCTCCTCCTCCTTTTGCCACTCCTTGGTTCCTTCTCTTGGGCCGGCCTTGTACGGTTCGTTCATCCATGCGCGACACTCTCTCCATGCGTAAATGCTGGCGTCGAAAATGTGGTCCTCGTAGCCGTCTGCGATTTCTTCGCGCCGCTCGTCTTTCCACGGCAACGTTTCCATCTCTGCGATGAGTTCGAGGTTTCGATGCTCAATGATGACAATCTGCCCGGCTCGGAAATCTCCGTTCATCAACTCAATGGCGCCACGCTTGTCTGTCTTCCTGGCCGCTCGTATCGGTATCCCGTAACGGAGCTTGGTTTCCTCGATGTACCCCTTGCCGAGTCCTCCCGCGTCCCCGACGATGAAGTCTGGCTGATACTTGTCCACAAACCGATTCGTGAGGGCTGCGACCTCGCTGGGGGTCAGGCCCTTTTTCTTGAGCGAGCGAATACAGACGGTCATTGGCTCGGAAGGCGAGCGGGGTTTTCCATCGTCACCTCGGAATCCCCAGAGGGAGAAGGCGGTGGAGTCTTTGTACCCGTAGTCTATCCCAAGCACGTACCGCCACTCGGCCTCGGGAGACGGCATGTCTTTGACGAGGTTGCGCTCTCGTGAGAACTGGCAGACGAGCGAATCGGTCGCGCGTACCCATTTGCCAAGGTACTCGCGGGCGAAAATGGGGCTGTCCTCGCTGAACTTGTTGATGACCCGCTCTTCTTCCAGCCATGTCTTGGGGTCTGGGAAGTGGGGGTTATCAAGAACGGTCCAGTGGTGAACAGACGCGCCCAGCGTCCGTTCGTTGCACATCTCGTAGAACATTCCGAAGCACGCACGCGAAGGGGTGCCGGCGAGAATCATTTGGCCACGAAGGTCGCCGAGAGCGGGGCGGATAACCTCGCGTACGAGGCTTGAGAGGATGGTCGGGTTGAACGAACCGCACTCGTCGATGCACGCGAGGGAATATTTGCCGCCGCGAAGGCGTTCAATGCTGTCGGCATCGTCGGCACCGCCCAGGATGCACGCCGAGCCGGTGTACGGGTCGCGTACGGTAAGCTCCACCTCGCGGAACTCGAAGCCGATGTCGTACTTCTGGTTTGCGCGCTTCATTTCCTCCCACATGATGCGCTTGGCCGAGCCGCGAGTAAGGGCAAGGTAGGCGCACGTCTGCCCCTTTACGTCCTTCATGGTCGTGAAGATTTTGGCCATGAGGGTGTGCGTCTTGCCGGCGCGGCGGCCCGGATGAATCGCCACGACGGGCGACTTGTCCTTGATGACGGCCGACTGCTCGGGGAATACGTCGTCTTCCCACGGCCGCGCTTTACGCCGCTTGAGTTCTTCGAGGACGAGAAGCGCCCTCTCGCGCGTCATGGTCATGACTTCTTAGGACGCCCGCGCTTGGGTGGAAGTATTACCACTTCGGCGTCTTTCGGCTGAAGCATCGGGTCTGGAATCACGCCGTCTTCGGGCATGCCTTCGAGGTCGAGCAGATTCTCGGGCTCGCACCACGAAACGCCCGCTAGCGGGATGATGCGCGTGGGCTTTCCGAGGACGGTGACCGTTACGACGTTCTTGTCCGTGTGAAGGACGAGCGAGATGCCGTCGTCGGACGAAAAGAGGCGCTTGGTTTCGCCTCCCACGGAGATATGCGTTTCGAGATGCAAGGTTTTGAGCCGAATCTTCATGGGTTCACCGTAAAGGCAAAGGGGTCTAGGACAATATCCCGCTTCTTCCAGAACTCC